CTCATGGGAGGCAGAGTCTATACGATTCCGGAAATTGATAGGAACGGTGCTTATGTTGGGGCAGACATCGAAGTCGAGCCATCGTGGGTCGAATGCCAGACATGCCACGCAATGGGGCAGGTCTTTGATGAAAGCGACGAAGATCCGGAAAACGCGGTTGCAGCGTGGAACGCAGCAGGCGGCAAAACTCGGACCATCCGGCACGGCAGGTGGCTTGATGGATGCTGCACCGCCTGCGGTGCATTTATGGATTGCTGCGAAGCGGCAGAATATAAGTTTTGCCCGTAGAACAAAGGAGGTGGCCTGATGGGAACGATTCTAGCGATTGATCCCGGCAATATTAAATCTGGCTATGTGGTGGTTGAGCACGACGGCGAAGAAATTCGCCGCGTGCTGGAGGCCGGGAAGATCGAGAACCCGGCAGTGACTGATATGCTGGATCGGAAGCTTTATGCGAACTGCATAGACGTTGCAATCGAGATGATTGCGGGCATGGGCATGACGGTCGGACAAGAGGTGTTCGACACCTGCGTCTGGATCGGGCGATTCTGGGAAATCGCGTTGAGGTCGGGCGGATATGAGCCGAAGAGGATCTACCGCCGGGAAGAAAAGCTGGATCTGTGCGGCTCACTATCGGCCAAAGACACAAACATCCGTCAAGCCCTCGTTGACCGCTACGCGCCCGGTCAGCCGAACTTCGGCAAGGGCACGAAGAAAGACCCCGGTTTCTTCTACGGCTTCTCTGCGGATATGTGGGCGGCGATGGCTGTCGCCGTGACGTATTTCGACAAGTACATAAAGGGGGTAAAGCTATGAGCAAGATGCAGCGCAAGCCGCCGAGACCGCCGATGCAGCTGACGTGCGATGCCTGCGGGAAGACGTTTATGCGCGCACCGTCCAAGTACAAGGCAAAATACAATTTTTGCAGCGAGGCGTGCGCCTGGGCGGCACATGGGGAAGCTGTGACGGGCCGGGCGGAGCGCGTGCAGATCCTGATCACGTGCTCGATCCCGGTATACCCGGAAATGCGGCCTGTCTGCGGACGGGTGTATCCTGCCGAGAAATACAAATACAGGACAAACCGGACGGGCTACGTCGTCGAGGTGGGCGGCAAACGCGTATGTGTGAGGGTGGACGAATGCAGGGAAATCTAGGGCTCACACCGGTGCAGGCTCCGTGCAAAGGCTGTGCGGACAGGCACACCGGCTGTCACACGGACTGCACCCGATACATAGCATTCCGCCGGGAGGCGGACAGATACAAGCAGGAGAAATCGAAGGACGCGGCGAGATATGCAACAACAAGGGGCTGTATGCGGGCGCTGCACGATGCGAACCGCGCAAAGCGCGAAGGGAGGCAACATTACTGATGAGCACGCCGCGATACGGCTGGTGGGCCTATGCGAAATGGATGATTCGCAGCTATAAGGGCGGCGGGCTGATGACGAAGGCCGAGCGCGCTGCCGTTGCGGATGCAATCGCGGAGACGGAACAGCTCGTTGACGGCGCGGAGCGACTCCGGCTCATAGATTTGGTTCTTTGGAAGCGAACGCATACCCTGCAGGGCGCTGCAATGGCGGTTTATGTATCCGAGCGCACCGCGCAGGAATGGCACAGGCAATTTATTCGCCTTGTGGGGCAAAAAAGAGGGCTTTTATGAAAAAGTCTGCGTCCCAGAGCCAAATTTAACATTTACTATAAGGGCGTAGAGATCAACTCTACGCCCTTCTTCATCGGCACCGCAGCGTTCTGCGGAAACCTCCTCCTCCTGTTCTCGTGTTCTCCGGTGTGAATAAATATATTTATTCACACACGGAGACACGAGAACGAAAGAATGAGGTGGCTGGCCGGTGATCGGGCTTGATGGGGAGGACAACATGGAGGTAAAAAACAGAAAGCTTTCCAGCATTACTGCATACGGGAAAAATGCGAAAAAGCATGACAAGACGCAAATCAACAACGTTGCGGAGAGCATCAAGCAGTACGGTTTTGTGCAGCCGATTGTGATTGACCGCGACGGCGTGATCGTAATCGGCCACTGCCGCGCCATGGCGGCGAAGAAGCTGGGCCTGGAAGAAGTGCCTTGCGTCTGTGTGGATGATCTGACACCAGAGCAGGTAAACGCCCTGCGGCTGGTGGATAACAAAAGCAACGAGAGCGACTGGTGGCACGCAGACAGCGAGGGGTATAACTTTCGCGGCGCGTGTAAAGACGCGATGCTGCGCGTCCGGCAGTGCTTGATCTGGGTGAAGAACTCACTTGTGATGGGTAGACAGGATTTCCAGTGGAAACATGAGCCGTGCCTGTATGGTGAGAGCGAGATTGAAGAGGAAGCGCACGAGCCTTGCCTATACGGATGGACAGAAGGGAAGAGGCATTATTTCTTCAAGAACCGCAGGCAGACAACTGTGTTGAATTTTGATAAGCCCGTCAAATCTGCGGAGCATCCGACCATGAAGCCGATTAAACTGTTCGACTACCAGATGCAGTGTTCCAGCAAGCCGGGAGAGAATGTGCTTGACCTGTTTGCTGGTTCTGGCACAACGATCATGGCAGCAGAGCAGAATGGCAGACACGCTTTCTGCATGGAGTACGATCCGAAGTATGCTGATGTCATTGTTGACCGTTGGGAGAAGTTTACGGGGAAGAAAGCGGTGTTGCTGAATGACGATTGAAGAAGCACGGGCGATTATAGCCAAAACCAGCAGCCCGTATTTGAAGCGGGACATGGAGAAGTTTATCAAACGCCAGCAGAGAAAGGAGGGCGCGTATGGCAAGGCCAAGAAAGGAAATAGATCAAAAACAGTTCGAGAACCTATGCGGCCTGCAATGCACGCTTGAGGAAATCTGCGGTTGGTTTGGTGTGACTGATAAAACACTGGATAGTTGGTGTAAACGCACCTATCATGCCAGTTTTTCCGAGGTATTTAAGCAAAAGCGAGGAGCGGGGAAAATTTCACTGCGCCGGAGCCAGTGGCGGCTGGCTGAAAACAATGCGACAATGGCAATCTGGCTTGGGAAGCAGTACCTCGGCCAGACAGACAAGCCGGAAGAATCCATTGACGCGGAGGATACGGACGCTTATCTCAAAGAAGCGGGGATTGAATGAAAACCAGGACCATCAACCCCGTGTTTGGGGAAAAACACAAGGCGTACATACAGCGCGCAATGCGCTGCACGATCTCGGTCGCAGAGGGAGCCGTTCGAGCGGGCAAGACCATCGACAACATAGCTGCCTTTGCTGCGCTGATAGAAAAGGGCACGCCGGACAGAATACACCTTGCGACAGGCTCCACGGCGGCCAACGCGAAGTTGAACATCGGAGACGCGAATGGATTCGGACTCGAGTATATTTTCCGCGGACGCTGCCGCTGGACGAAGTACAAAGGCAACGAGGCGCTTGTGATAAAATCTCACAGGCGCGACTATGTGGTGATCTTCGCGGGCGGGGCAAAAGCGGACAGTTTCAAGAAAATTCGCGGCAATTCATACGGAATGTGGATTGCGACAGAAATCAACCTGCACCACGAGGACACGATCAAGGAGGCGTTCAACCGACAGCTTGCCGCAAAACTTCGACGTGTTTTTTGGGATTTAAACCCTTCGTCGCCTGGACACTGGATTTACCAGAATTACATAGACCGATTCCCGGAACAATTTGGAGCGCGGTATAATTACCGGCACTTTACTATCCGAGACAATGCAACGATTACAGCCCAAAGGCTTGCGGAAATCGAAAGCCAGTATGATATAAAAAGCATCTGGTATCGACGGGATATCCTTGGTGAGCGCTGCATTGCGGAAGGGCTTGTGTATCCGATGTTTGGCGATTCCTGCATCGTGCAGGACATACCGGACACCGGCGATTATTACATTTCCATTGACTACGGCACGCACAATCCGTTTTCGGCTGGCTTGTGGTGCGTGACGAAAACGGAAGCGGTGCGAATCGGAGAGTATTATTACTGCGGGCGAGAAGAACGGAAAGAAAAAACGCCGGAAGAGTATTATTCAGAGGTCAAGCGCCTCGCAGGCGGGAGGGATATAAAATGCCTAATTGTAGACCCGTCGGCGGACGCTTTTATTGCCACCGTAAAGAAGCACCATGAGTTCAAAGTTCGTGGGGCTGTGAATGATGTATTGCCCGGCATACAGACAACGGCTGAGATGATTGCGTCTGGGAAGCTCAAAATCCATGAGAGCTGCGAGGACGCCATCCGCGAATTCGGGCTTTACAGGTGGGACGAAAAAGCAGAATCTGACCGCGTCGTGAAGGAAAACGACCACACTATGGACGAAATCAGGTACATGGTGATGACGGTTTTGAAAAAGCACTTCAAAGAACACAGATTTGTGCCGGAGCTGGCGCGGTGAGGTAAAAGATGAAAACATACCAGGATTTTTTAGAGGTTGTGGAAAAGTCTGACCGGGAACGGATGGAATTTGTTCTGTCCGCGATAAATAATCACAAAGATTCGGATTTATACAAACAGGCGGTTATTGCGAAGGAATACGACGCGCACAGGAATGTGACGATTGCTAATTTTCAAAAGCTGCTTTATACACTCAACGGGAAAGTCATTCCGGACAACTACAGTCCGAACTATAAGCTTCGGAGCAATTTCTTTGCAAATTTCATCACGCAGGAAACGCAGTATCTGCTCGGAAACGGCGTGACGCTGAAAGAAGCCGCGAACAAAGAAAAACTCGGCGCATCGTTCGACGTTCGGCTGCAGGACGCAGCGCATGCGGCGCTTGTTGGAGGCGTATCGTATGGCTTCTGGAACCTTGATCATCTTGAGGTTTTCGATGTAACAGAGTTCGTTCCGCTTCTCGATGAGGAAAACGGTGCGTTGCGCTCCGGGATTAGATTCTGGCAGGTATCCGATACAAAGCCGCTTCGCGCAACACTCTACGAGCCGGACGGCTTTACACAGTTCATCCGCAGAAGCGGAAAAAACATGGAGATCCTAGAGGCGAAGCGCGGATATGTATCTGTTGAGGCAAGTTCCGAAGCGGACGGTACGGAAATCCTTGCATATCAAAACTATCCCGGCTTCCCGATTATTCCGCTCTACGGCAACCGCGCAAGGCAGTCAGAGCTTGTCGGCCAACGCGAGGCGATAGACTGCTACGATCTCATTAAGTCAGGCTTTGCGAATACAGTTGATGAGGCGTCAATCATTTACTGGACGATCTCCAATGCTGGCGGCATGGACGAGATCGATATGGCACGGTTCAAAGAGTCCATGCGGCGAATCGGCGTTGGGCTCGTGGACGACGACGGCGCGAAGGCAGAGGCTCATACGCTCACAATCCCAGTTGAAGCTCGGGAAGCGCTTCTTTCCAGAATCAGCGACGATCTTTACCGTGACGCGCAAATGCTTGATGTGACAAAAGTGCAGGCGGGGCAGAAGACGGCGACGGAGATCATGGCGGCGTATCAGCCGATGGATAACAAGGTGGATCAATTTGAATACTGCGTGATCGAGTTCCTGCGGGCGTTGTTTAAGATCGTTGGTATTGATGATGAGCCGTCCTTTATGCGATCCAAAATAACAAATCAGTTAGAACAGACGCAGATGGTGCTGCTTGCCGCGAGTTACCTTGACGACGAAACGATTCTGAGCAAGCTGCCGTGGCTTACGCAGGAGGAAATCGCAAACATTTTGAAGAGGAAAAGCGCGGAAGAATTAGAGCGATATTCCACGAAAGATATGGAGGAATAGACGTATGAGCAGCATGGTACAGGGCGATGCGTACAGTCTGGCCGTCACGGTCAAGAACAACGGGCAGGCTGTCGAGATCGACGATATTGAGAAGATCGAAATGACGCTTCTGTATTTGCAGAAGTATTACCCAGGCCAGATCACATACGCGGACGGGAAATTCTATTTCCCGCTGGCGCAGGAAGAAACATTCCGCCTGCCGAAGGTCTGCCCGATGCAGATTCGCGTGAAATTCAAAAGCGGAGACGTGCTCGGCTCCGAGAAAAAGCAGATCGACGTATCTGCCGCGCTTTCAAAGGCGGTGTTGTGATGAGCCCGATCAATTTTGACCTCGGCTCCCCGGGCGCGGTCGGCGTGGAATTTAACGCCGCAGTCCGGACGGGCCCCGGCGGAACGACAGACCACAGAGCCCTGACCAACCGGGACGCGGATGACCAGCACCCGATCAAAGCAATCACAGGACTGATAGAAAAACTGAACACGATTCCGCCCGCAGCGGAGCGGATCACGAATACTGAAATTGAGGAGATGCTGAAATGAGTAAATACCTTGACAACGACGGCCTGCTGTATCTTTGGAACAGCAAGATCAAGCCCCTTGTAGCGAAGTATCTGCCGCTGACTGGCGGCACGCTGACCGGCAAGCTGACGCTCGGCGCGGCCCCGAACGCCGACATGGACGCCGCGACGAAGAAATACGTCGACGACTCCGTAGCCAGCGCGGGCGGCGGTGATATGCTCAAGAGCGTGTACGACAAAGATGGCAACGGCGTAGTCGACGACGCCCAGAAGGTAAACGGGCATACCGTGGAAAAGGACGTCCCGGCGGACGCCGTATTTACGGACACGAAATACGAGGCCGCTACGGCCAGTTCTCCCGGGCTTATGACCGCTGCGGATTACAGCAAGCTCGCAGCCTTCAGCGCGGCAAGCGACTATGCCAAAAAGACGGATATCACCGGCCTTTACAAGTACAAGGGCAGCAAGGCGACATATTCTGCCCTTCCCACGAGCGGGAATAAGGTCGGCGACGTCTGGAACGTCGAGGACACCGGCATGAATTACGCCTGGACAGGCGAGGGCTGGGACGCGCTGGGCGCAATGTTCGAGATCGTATCCATCACGAACACGGAGATCGACACGATCACCGCCGACACGTAAGGAGGGACAAATGGCCTATCTTGACAATACCGGCCTGAGCTACTTTTGGGGCAAGATCAAAAGTGCCCTGTCTTCCAAGCAGAACAAGATTACGGCAAGCGGCATCCTGAAGGGTGACGGCGCGGGCGGCATTACAGCAGCGAAAGCGGGCACGGATTATGCAGATGTTTTTATCATCGATTGCACGGCAGACGAAAAAGACAATGAAAGCAGTCCGATTACGCTTACACCGAGCAAAACATATGATGAGGTTCGCAACGCGATTCTGGAACAGAAGCGGTGTTATGCGCAATATGACGGGATATATTACCCGCTGGCGGAAATCGTTATAAATGCTGCTGAATCAAACAACATTGCGAACGCAATCTTTACTGTTGCGAGAGCTGGCATCAGAATGCGCTCCATTGAGATGCGACACCCAGCATTAGATATAGATCCTGTATGGCGTACACGGCTTCCGGAAAGTGCGCTAATTGCGCTTCCAGGCGCGACAATGGGCCAAGTGATGGCTTATCACGGGGCGTTACGCGGCTGGAGGAATTCGAGTATAGGAACTAATCTTTCCACCACTTTCTCCGGACTTATCAAGGGCAATGACGGATATCTTGCACAGGCTGAAGCTGGGACAGACTATATGGCGCCTGTTGCCGTAACATCTGCCGACAACGGCAAATTCCTGCGCGTGGTCAACGGTGCGTGGGCGGCGGCGACAATCACGAACGCGAATGGAGGCAGCTTCTGATGGCGGAATTTTTGACATTTGACACCGACCTCACGGCGGTCGCGAACGCGATCAGAGCCAAGGGAGGCACATCCGCGCAGCTGGTCTATCCGAACGGCTTCGTGTCGGCGATTCAGGCGATCCAGACCGGCATCACGCCGAAGCTGGTCGTGACCACCTCTGCCGGGGCGGCAGTCACGGCAGTGAAGGGCTCCAAAACGGTCACGGGAACTGCCGGGACAGACGGAGTGTGCACGCTGGAGCTGCCGGAGGCAGGCGCGTGGAGCGTTACGTCGGCGAAAAACGGGGTGAATGCCGCGCAGAGCATCGTGATCGGCACGCAGAGCATGAAAATGCCCCTGTATCTCGACAGCTTTGCCGACAATACATGGGAAGAGATCATCGCGGTGTGCAGGACCGGGATCGCCCCGGACAGCTGGGCCGTGGGCGACAGCAAGACCATGAACATCGGCGGGACGGCCTATCAGGTCGATATCATCGGCAAGAATCATGACGAGTATGCGGACGGCTCCGGCACGGCTCCGCTGACGTTCCAGCTGCATGATTGTTACAGTGAAGCAAAGCAGATGTACAGCACCAACCTGAGCGGCCTCGGCTGGAAGAACACCGATATGCGTCTGACCTATCTGCCCGCGATTCTGGCACTGATGCCGGCGGAGGTGAAGAACGGCATCCACGCGGTAAACAAGAAGACATCTGAGGGGGGCAACAGCACGACGATTGAGATGGTATCGGACACGCTGTTCCTGCTCAGCGAGGTGGAGATTTTCGGGACTGCAAGTTCTTCCGTATCCGGGGAAGGAAGCCAATACGACTATTACAAGGCAGGCAACCCGAAGATCAAGAAGAGAGAAGGCGTTGACGAGTTCTGGTGGGAACGGTCGTCAGCCAGCGGCGGTATGTTTTGCAGAGTCAGAGCAAACGGCCAGGCGGGCGCGTCCAATGCCTCAAACAGCCTCGGCGTAAGCTTTGCGTTCTGCTTCTGAGGAGAATATTATGAGCACCATCATCGTTACCCTCGTCTGCGCCGTGCTTGGCGAGGCGGATAGAAGCGTATGAGCACAAGCAACACCGTCGGGCAGAAAATGACCGACGCAGAGCTCGCGAAGCTTGAAAAGCGGATTGCTGCGATATATAGGGAAGCGTATAACGATCTGACAGATACGATCAGGGATTACTTCGGTAAATTTGCAGCGCGTGACGCGGTGGAAAAGGCGCGGCTGGACGCTGGGGAGATCTCGGAGGATCAATACAAGCAATGGCGGCTTGCGCAGATCGGGCGTGGAAGGCGCTTTGAGGCGCTACGGGATAAGGTCGCAGAGCGCATGACAAATGCAAACGTTGCTGCTGTTGCGTATGTAAACGATGCAACGCCGGGCATTTACAGCTTGAACCGAAATTTCGCGGCGTACACAATTGAGCAGGTGACCGGAGATGTCGGCTTCGACATCTGGGACGAACAGACCGTGAAGCGCCTGATCTCCGAGCAGCCGGAGCTTATGCCGTACTATCCGGAAAAGCGGGCGCTCAACCGCGGGATAGATCTTGCATACGGGAAAAAGCAGATCACGGCCAGCGTCACCAGTTCCATTTTACAGGGCCGGAGCATCAAAGGCATGGCGGATGATCTGCAAAGCCGCATTACAACCATGAACCGCGACAGCGCCATCCGGACGGCCCGCACAGCCGTTACCGGCGCACAGAACGCCGGGCGGCTGGATTCCTATTATGCTGCCGAGAAAATGGGAATCAAGTGCAGAAAACAATGGATGGCGACGCTCGACGGAAGAACCCGCCACTCCCACGCCATGCTCGACGGCGAGATCGTGGATAACGACAAAAAGTTCTCCAACGGCTGCCGCTACCCAGGCGACCCGAACGGCCCACCGTCCGAAATCTATAACTGCCGCTGCACGCTGGTATCCGAGATCGAAGGAATCGACACCTCCGGAGGCAAGCGCCGCGCCAGGAATCAAGAGACAGAGCAAAATGAGCTTATTGAAAATATGACATACGCAGAATGGGCGGGGTGGAAGCAAGGGACAAATAAAGTTGCAGATGGCGAGGAATCTGCTATAATAAAAACATACAGACAGTTTGACACCGGCGATGCGGCAAATGATTTCTTCTATTACGACGGAGATGAACGTGGGCTGCTTGCGAAGAAACGCAGCAAGCATGCGCAATGGCAAAAGTCTTTGACGGAAGATGAAGATTACGCTATCGGCGATTATACCGGCGGCGGGTATTACGACATAAACTCATATTTGCGTAAAACTGGCGATTGGGAAAATATCAATGCTGAATTTGTTAAACAGCAAATAAAAGGGCTTGATAGCGCAATAAGCCGATATGAGTTAAAAGACAATATTCGTGTCCAGCGCGGCGTGATGAACGACGTTATTGATAGGCTCGTGGAAGATAATGACGTTCAGGATAGTTTGAGCGAACTCATAGGAAAAAAATTTCGAGAATCGGCGTATTCCAGCACGACGGTTGTCCGAAACAATGGCGTTGCAACTGCAAAACCGACAATCCTTGATATCGAAATTCCCGCTGGAACGGGGCGCGGAGCATATGTCAATCAGCTTGCTGGGCAGTTCCAAGATACTGAGTACGAATTTTTACTTAAGCGCGGTTCAACATTTACGATTAAGGAAGTCCGCGAGGACGAAAGCATGGGCGAATACCATTATTACATAAGGATGGTGATGGACGTTGAGTGAGTACGCAAAAAAGTTGCGCGAAAAACACGCTTTGCAAGAGAATAGAGACCTTGGAGCCGTGTTCGCAAAATGTGAAAAGCTTGGCTGTTCTCGGGATTTTGTGAAATCGTTTATTACGCGAGCGGAATTGCTCCCCATGAAGCAGACTTTAGCGTTTTTGGAAAACAAAGATGCGAACGGCGAGAACCTAAAACGATGGAGTACGCTTATATGCACACTCATTGAGCAGAAACCAGAATCCGAAAAGAAACGCGAATGGAAACGGTGTTTGAAGGTGATCGGCGATGAGCGTTGAATTTATCGACAATTCCGAAGAAGTGAAGTCTGCTATGCACGACGCGCTGATTCGCGCCCTCGAAAAGATTGGAATGACGGCTGAAAAGTACGCGAAGCGGCTGTGCCCGGTGGACACCGGCAATCTGAGGAACAGTATCACGCACCGCGTAGATGAAGGGGAACCGGCTGCATACATCGGAAGTGACACGGAATATGCCGCATACGTCGAACTCGGAACCGGTAAGTATTATCCGGGCGGGAGACCTACGCCGTGGGTGTATCAGGACGCAAAGGGGAACTGGCACTGGACGGCCGGAAACAAAGCACAGCCGTATTTGAAGCCCGCAGCAGCGGACCATTCGGCGCAATACCGGAAAATCGTCGAAGATGAGATGAAAAACGGATAAAGATTGCGTCCCAGAGCCATAAATATACGGTATAAGTGTGGTAACAGCAAAGAAATGACTGTTGCCACATTTTTTGTTCTGTCGCGGCAAAGCACCGCCGACAAGGGAAAGGAAGATAGAACATGGCACTGACGCGAAAGCTCCTGAAGGGCATGGGGCTTACCGAAGAGCAGATGGATACGATCATTGAGGCACACACCGATACCGTAGACGGGCTGAAAACCGACCTTGCACGGTATAAGGAAGACGCCGAAAAGCTCCCCGGAGTACAGGCGGAGCTTGAAAACCTGAAAGCCAAAGGCGACGATGGCTGGAAGGATAAGCACGACAAAGTCAAAAAGGAATTTGACGACTACAAAAGAGAGCAGATGCAGAAGGAAACCAAGAGCGCGAAAGAATCCGCGTATCGGGAACTTTTGAAGTCTGTGGGTATCAGCGAAAAACGAATTGATTCGGTTTTGAAGGTCACCGATCTTTCTTCGGTTGAATTGGAAGACGGAAAGATCAAGAACGCCGATGATTTGAAGAAGTCCATCAAGGAAGAGTGGGCAGATTTCGTTGTTACCACGAAACAGAAGGGCGCGGACACCAAAGATCCGCCCGCAAACAACGGCGGCGCTATGAGCCGGGACGACATCTTCAAAATCAGGGACGCGTCTGAACGGCAGGCAGCAATTGCCGCAAATCTCAATTTGTTCGGAAAGGAAGAATAAACATGGCAGCAAAGACCAATCTGACGATGACGAGCGACGTTCAGGTAACCGCTCGTGAAATCGATTTTGTAACCCGCTTTGCGCGGAACTGGCAGCACCTGCGCGACATTCTCGGCATTATGCGCCCCATCAAAAAGCAGCCGGGCACCGTCCTGAAAGCCAAGACTGCAAGCGTGACGCTCGCGCAGAGCGTCGGCGAGGGTGAAGAGATTCCCTACTCCAAAGCGACTGTCATTGAAAAGGACTACGCCAACATCAACGTCGAGAAGTACGCAAAGGCTGTTTCCATCGAGGCGATCAAGGAATACGGCTATGACGTTGCCGTCGCCCTGACCGACGAGGCGTTCCTGTATGAGCTGCAGACCAATGTCACCAATCGGTTCTACGATTATCTGAATACCGGCCTGCTGACCGTCAGCGAAACCAACTGGCAGCGCGCGCTTGCAATGGCGAAGGGCGCTGTTATCAACAAGTTCAAGCAGATGCACCGCACCGCGACCAACGTTGTTGGCTTCGTGAACGTGATGGATCTGTACGATTACCTCGGCGGCGCCGATATCACCATCCAGACTGAATTCGGCTTCCAGTACATCAAGAACTTCATGGGCTATAGCACCGTGTTCCTGCTGTCTGACGATGAGATCAAACGCGGTCGTGTTATTGCGACTCCGGTCGAGAACATTGTCCTGTACTACATTGACCCAGCTGACAGCGATTTCGCCCGTGCCGGTCTCGACTACAGAACCGACGGAGAAACCAACCTTGTCGGTTTCCATGTGCAGGGCAACTACTCCACTGCGGTCTCCGAGTCCTTTGCGATCATGGGCATGACCCTGTTCGCGGAGTATCAGGACGGCATTGCCGTTGCTGACATTGACGAGACCCCGTCGCTCGGCACGCTGACGGTTACCTCTGCGGCGAGCACGGCGACAGGTGACACGAAGATCACGGTAACGCCCGCGAAGGAAGCAAGCGGCAACGTCTACAAGTACAAGGTAGGCGATTCGGCTGAGACTGTCACCTACGGCCAGAACGTCAGAACGTGGCCGACGTGGGATGGCAAGTCCGATGTCACGGCAGCGGCGGGCAAGAAGATCACAGTCGTTGAGGCTGACGCGACTTACAAAGCGCAGAAGGCTGGCAACGCAACGGTAACGGCAAAGTAAGGAGGCGGCAGCGCAATGCTAACCGAATTGTGCGGGGTTCTGCGGAACTGGTTTGAAACGGATCGGATCAGCGGAACGTACACAGTAGAAAACGGCAGCATTGCGCTGCCGTTCCTGCAAGAAGGGCAATTCTTCCGGATTGTAGGTTCCGTTTTTAATGACGGTGTGCACCAATACCCGGATTACGGGATGGCCGACGAGACCTTTGATGGCTCTGTCTGGCCGATGGCCGTCCCCTCCGCTGTCCTCTCCCTCGAAGCTGAGATCAGAGCATGGCAGGAGAAAAACGGGGACGCGGCAGCAAGCCCGTTTACCTCGGAAAGCTTCGGAGGCTATAGCTACTCGAAGGGATCGAGCGGAAGTGCCTCCGCGAATGGGGCTGTGACATGGCAGACGACGTTCAAATCGCGCATGAACCAGTGGAGGAAGATCTGATATGAGTTTACTTGATGATTTTGCCCGCCCGTGCGTGCTGCTCGAAAAAAGCCGGACGCCGGACGGAGCGGGCGGTTACGTCACGATATGGACGGACGGGGCGGAATTCGCAAATTACCAGATGCTCGATACGTCAATGGAGGCTCGCAGAGCGGAGAAGGAGGGCGTGACAAGCGTTTACTCGGTGCTTGTGCAAAAAGCCGTACCAATCGATTATAACGACTTCTTCCGCGACAAGACGACCGGCGAGACGTACCGCGTCACGTCCGAGCCAAAGGACAAGCAAACACCGAAGTCCGCAAGCTTCGATCTGAAATACTTCACTGCAGAAAAGAAAGCGCTGCCAACATGACGAAAGACAAAGCATTGCATGCGTGGTTCTCGCAATTTCTCACGGCATACCCCACATCAAGTGTCCCGGACGATGCCGTTTTTCCGTGGCTGACCTATGAGCTGATTACCGGCGCGTGGGACAGCGGAGAAATCGGCCTGACAGTAAATCTCTGGTACTACACCACGCAGGAAGCAGAACCGAACGCGAAAGCGCAGGAAATCTCGGACGCTATCGGCTTGGGCGGCGTGTTTGTGCCGTGTGACGACGGCGCAATCTGGATCAAGCGCGGATCTCCGTGGTGCCAGAACGTCCGGGACGATTCTGATGCAAATATCAAGCGGCGGTACTTGAACATTACAATCGAGTACATCACCGCAAACTGAAAGGACTGATTTCATGGCGAAATTCACAAAAATACCTGCTGATACCTTCAAGCAGCTGCAAATCAACGCCGGTGTAATTCTGAGCGATTTCACACCGGCGACCGGTGCGTTTGAATCAGAAAATCAGCTGGGCGCAACGACCGGCGGCATTACGTTCGCGGCGACACCGACGTTCTCTGACTACGGCGAAGATGTAGATAATTGCCCCAAGAATACACTCGAACTGAAACGGCTGGATGACGTGGACGTAAAGTGTTCCGGAACGTTTGTCACGGTGACGACCACATCTGCCAAATCCCTTATGGCGGCGGCGGACATCGACGGCACGGACGCAACGAAAGTTGTTCCGCGCCGCGACCTGGACAGTGCCGACTTCAAGGACATCTGGCTTGTCGGCGACTACTCTGACAAGAACGGTGCAACCAATGGCGGCTTTATCGCAATCCGTTTGATGAATGCGCTTTCTACCGGCGGATTCCAGCTGAAAACCGCCGACAAGGGCAAGGGGCAGATGGCTTTCGAGTACACCGCGCACTATTCGATCTTGAAACAGGACGTTGTGCCGTATGAGGTTTATATCAAAGCCGGTACGGACGAAACGTAAGGAGAAGAAAGTATGAAATTTTCGGAACTTAGCACGGATAGGGCAGCTGATGTTCTTTGCGAGGTCAGCGTGTACGCACTCAATATTCTGATGGACGATGAGCTGCGGGAGAGTCTGAAAGCACAGATCGACGCGGAGAAGCCGCAGACGGCGGGAGAACGGTACGCGATCGGTGCGCAGAAGATCGGTCAGTGGATTCCCCTGATTCTGAAAAAGCACCGGGAAGATACGCTTGGTATTCTGGCTGCGGTCAACGAAACGACTGTTGAGGCGATCAAAAAGCAGAGCATCCTAAAAACCATGCGGCAGATTCAGGAGATCGCCAAGGACAAGGATATGCTGAATTTTTTCAAGTCGTGCGCGTCGGAGGCGAAAGCGTAACGCTTGCGCTGCTGACAGCTCCAAAAATAAGCGCCGGAGGGCTGATTCGCCTTTTGCCGATTTTAATAAAGCGGCAGAACGAGGAATCAGCCTTTCGCATTTATGCGGCGGAGTGTATGCGCACGATCACGGAAAATACAGCGAAATTCGCGGGCGGAAGCTTTGTGCAGGCAAAGTACACCGATCTTATCAGCCCGAAGCCGCAGGACAACCGAACCTGTGAGGAGATCACCGCCGACGTTGTACGCCGGTGCGGATTGAAGGTGAAAAAATCCAAAGATGAATCTGTTTGAACTTTTTGTAAAAATCGGCGCCGATACGTCCGAGGCCGACAAGGGCATCGAAGAAACCGGGAAGAAAACATCCGGCCTCGGCGAGAAGATTAAAAACGGCCTTGCCACTATCGGCAAGGCTGCGGTAGTCGGCGTGACGGCAGCGGCGACGGCAATCGGCACAATCGGCACAAAGGCGGTCCAGGCATACGCAGACTATGAGCAGCTTGTCGGCGGTGTGGAGACGCTTTTTAAGGATAGCCAAGATAAAGTCATGGAGTACGCAAACAACGCGTACAAAACCGCTGGGCTGTCTGCGAATGAGTACATGGAGACGGTGACAAGCTTTTCTGCATCCCTGCTGCAGTCTCTCGATGGGGATACCAGTGCAGCGGCAGAAAAAGCAAATTTGGCGCTGACTGATATGTCCGATAATGCCAACAAAATGGGATCGGACATGACTTTAATCCAAAATGCATATCAGGGCTTCGCAAAAGCAAACTATACGATGCTTGATAACCTCAAGCTCGGCTACGGCGGCACGCAGGCCGAAATGCAGCGCCTCCTTGAAGATGCGGAGAAAATTTCCGGTATCAAATACGATATTTCCAGCTATGCGGATATCGTAGATGCAATCCATGTGATTCAAACCGAAATGGGCATCACCGGGACGACTGCAAAAGAAGCCGCGTCCACAATTCAAGGCTCGTTCGGCATGGTAAAAGCCGCGTGGCAGAACCTCGTGACCGGCCTCGCCGACCCGGATCAGAATCTCGGAACCCTCGTGGGCAACTTCACGGATTCCATTGTCGTTGCGGGCAATAACCTGATCCCGCGCATTCAGGAGCTTTTGCCGCGCATTGTGGAGGCGATTACTACGCTGATGGTAACCGTAAGCACGCAGCTTCCGGGCATACTCGGATCCACCCTTCCCTCGCTTATAGAGGGCGCGACAAGCCTGGTCACCGGGCTTATGTCCGCGCTCCCGGAGATCCTTACCGTTCTGGGCGATATTGCACCGACGGCAATTGGAATTCTAGTCCCGGCCATAGTCGAGCTTCTGCCGGAAATCATTCAAACCGGTATAGATGTTGTTATCTCTCTGGTACAAGGCATTACGGAGACGCTTCCGGAATTGATCCCGGCGGCAACGGAAGCAATCATCAAAATCGCCGAAACGCTGACCGACCCTGGCAATCTCGGGAATTTGGTAGATGCGGCGCTTGATATCATCCTCGCTCTGGCGGACGGAATCATTGACGCCGTCCCGAGGCTGCTTGAGGTGGCGCCCAAGCTTATCACAAATCTCATCACCGCGCTTATTGAAAACTTCCCCAAAATCATTGAATCCGGCGCAAAACTTGTTATGTCGCTGATCGATGGCCTGATTAAATCCATTCCGCAGCTTACTGCGGCTGCGCCAAAGCTTATTATCGGGATTGTACAGGGGATTCTTAACAATCTTCCGCAAATCATCATGTCCGGCCCGCAAATCATTATGGCGCTTATTGAGGGCCTTATTAGCGCAATCCCGGATCTTGCCATGTCGATCCCAACGATAATCAAATCGATTGTAGATACGTTCCTCGGATACGATTGGGGCAGCATCGGAACAAATATCGTTGACGGTATCAAAAACGGATTTCTGCATATGTGGGAGAGCCTAAAGCGGACGGTAAGCGATATGGTCGATGGCCTTGTAAGCGGTGTCAAGAGCATCCTCGGTATTGCGTCCCCGTCTAAAGTCTTCGCCGGAATCGGCGGCTACATGGCAGAAGGACTCGGGCAGGGCTTTGACAGGGAAATGCTCGGGGTGCGGAAAGATATCGAAGATCAGATGACCTTCGGAACAACGTCCTTCTCTGTGTCCGGCGCGGCAAAGTCCTCCGTCGGCGTCGTGAACGGCCTGCTGGCCAACAACCAGCCGAGCGGGCTGACACAGGTGAATCTTGTCGTTGACGGCCAAACGCTGGCGCGGGTACTGTTCGATCCGCTGCGAGGTGAAATTCTGCAAAGGGGTGTGTCACTTGCGTAGAATTAAAATCACGGACGGCACAAACACAGTCACCCTCCTGCGCGATCTCGTGTTCACGATTCAGCCGAAGGATATTGGCGCAACCGCGACAATGGCATCCGGAAAGACGGTTATGGATATCATCGGGGTAAAAAATGAATTGAAAATCCCGACGGGATGGCTTTCTGTCGCCGATCTCCGAAAACTCCGCAGCATGATCAACACGAAACATGTGTTGAGCGTGACATACCCGGATGTAGACGGCGACAAAACAAGGGATTTCCTTTTTGAACAGCCGGAATACAAGGCGATTATCTACGATGAGGACGGCGTATCGCAGTGGTGCGGCGTCACGATCTCCGCGACACAGCAAGGGGTGGATTGATGCAGAAGGTATCGAGCAATTACGCACCGTTTACACCGGTGCGTGAGGTCGGCATGCTTGTCCGGTTTTACATTGTTGACCCGTCGGCAAAGAAGAACGGTACGGCCTCTGCATCTGATTCGGCACCAGGCACAAGCGCCGCCGAAACGATCAGCGACAGAGAAACCATATCCGGGAAGTTTGCTGGGCTTGAATTGAACCGGTGGGTTCTGGATGGGACAATCGATATTCCGAACGATAGCTTTGACGGGCAGCATGTAGGCTGGTGGAGCGGAGTAGTATCAAACGAGAGCGCCGAAATGGCAAGCATAATTACGTTTAAATTCTCCGCTCCGGTATCCACGATTGGTTGGGCGATGCTGTTTGATGAAAAAATGAACCAATACCCGGCGCAGATCACAATTACCGCATATGCGAGCGACGGATCGGCGGTCGTAACCGGAACAAAGATGATCACGCAGGCGCGGCAGAACATCAGCATGACTGCCGCAAATTACACAAAGCTGACGATTCGATTTGACAAGACGCTCCTGCCAAAGACACGCGCCCGGCTGCGGCAGATCGATTTCGGCCTGACGGAAACCTACGAAAACGACACAATGGCCGACGTGAAGATTATAGAGGAAGCATCCGTTTCCTGCGAATCGTTCCCGTCCCGGCAGATTTCCTTTACATTTGACAACGCGGATCATCGGTACAACATTCTGAACCCGGACGGCGTTTTCTCCGTGATTCAGGATGGCCAGAAATTGCTTGCCAGATGCATTGTAAACGGAGAGAGCATAGACGTTGGCGAGTTCTTTTTTACATCCGTTACAGCACGCGATTCCGGCGTTACGGCACAGCTTGTCGGAAACGATATGGCTGCGACACTCGATCGCGCAACCTATGAGGCCGGAAACGCTACCGCGTGCAAGCTCCAGACTGTAGTTGCGTCCGTACTGGAAGGATACGACGTCACTGTGATCTACGGCGGCGGCGCAGACGAAAGAACGGTAGTCCCTGCAATCCCTCGGAAGACGACGAGACGCGAGGCAATCCGGATTCTGGCGCAGGCCGCAATGTGCTCCGCGTGGTTTGATCGATCCGGAAACCTGCACATCGCGGAGCTTTCAGCAGGCGCAGTATTGGGAGAAATAACGCCGGATGAGCTTTACAACTATGACGGTGTATCCATATCGGAAGCGGTTGATTGCGTGGAACTGCACGTTAAGAGCGACTACGCAAATATTGACACAACGATCACAGCTGGGAGCGGGAAAAACATCAAGAGCGTAAATAACCCGTGCGTAGCGCCTGCAAACTATCAGAGTGTGGCCGCGTGGCTGCTTGCGCAGTATAATCGCCGAAAGATCTACAGCGTGAAAAACCGGGGCAATCCGGCGCTCGAAACCGGTGACACCATCAAAATCTCCGACGCATTCGCACAAAACGAAAATGCTGTGCAGACCGGTATGGAACTGACGTTCAGCGGAGGCGGAATTTATGCCGTAACGAAAGGAGTTGGCGCATGAGCACCATCATTGACAACCTCATCACCGACCGGACGCAGGCGGACGTGGAGCGCGTCAAGGCGCTTGCCGCGAAGGGCTTTGCTGCCATGACCGCAGCCGAGCAGGCGGAATGGCTGACCGGGATGAAGGGCGCGTACAACGCCGCTGATCTCAATCGCGTGGGAACCGCCCTGAACTATCTGGCGGCGCGCCTCAGCTCGATCTGCGGCAAGAGCATCGCGTGGACGGCTAAAACCGATTGGGCCGTAACGGACATTATAACGGCATCACAGGCCGAGGCATACCGCAAGCAGGTGCAATCCATCCGGGACGCGCTTGCGTATCCTGCCGAAACGCCGGACGCGCCGCAGCTGGGCCGCCTAACCTACACCGATGCAAACAACATCGAGCGCATCCTGAAACTCTGCGAAGACTTAATCGTCAACGTTGCAAAATCTTTTCGCCACACCGGCGCGGCGGAGTGCGCCGCAGGAGGATTACTCACATGAAAGATAGGCAGCCAACACAGGTTTTAGCCAACGGCGCGATCCGCTACGGCATTTATAATGCTGACGGAAGCCTGAACCACTACGAATACATGAAGCGCGAGGACGCGCCCACCGTCGAGGGAACGCCCCTTAACAAGGCAAATCTGCTATCCGATGCAACCGCCGCGAAGATCTGGCCGAAAGCAACCACGAGGCCGGAAGACCCGACCGTCAACGACGCGCTTGTCGAGTTGCAGAAAGGCACGTCGAAAGTGGGTGATATCCTCATGTCGGTCCGCGCAAAGCCGTCCGACGCGTGGCTGCTCTGCAATGGGCAGGCCATCACAAAGTCTACGTATCCAAAACTATTCGACATTTTACGGCCTGCGGCGTCTCCGGCCCCGTGGACAAGCAAAAGCATAACAGGTGTCGATAGAGATACGTCTAGGATAAAGTACACAAACGGGAAATGGTTCGCCTTTGCTTACGATAGCTCGAATGCAAAAATGCATATGTATGTATCGGATGATGCAGACACATGGGCGGACTATCCGTTCAACCTCGAACTTGGAAGCAACGTATATATTGACGGTGTTGCAATATGCTATCATGAACTGAAAAACGTTTATTGCATGGCTATCGCACGCGCAACTTCTTCAACAAGCAACTACTGCATATCCTACACAATTTCAGAAGATTTGCAAACCGTGACAGAAGGAGGATGGATATGGAGCAGCGGCTCCTCTAGGTGCTCCAAGTTGGAATTATACGTCTCAAGCTACGGCAATGTGTATTGCGTAAGATACACGTACGAAACTGCCAATGGCGGTGCTTACGCGGATGCGTTTAAAGATACTGGCACATTCAACTGGAGCAGAATTTACTACGTAGACGCAGCAAGCTACGACGAAAGCACAGGGCATTTTTGCTGGACGGATGACAGAAATATTTATTCGGCAGAAGAATTGGGAGGAAATAGCGCGGAATATCTAATAGGGACAATTCCAAACGCAGTTATTCCGAGCAGCATACAAAAGAGTGCAATACACAAGTACATCTGCGCGGCCACAAATACAATAATTGCGATATATCAGGATGGAGGGCTAAAGTACGCTTACACAATCGATAATAGTACGACTTGGCATAGTGGGGCCGAAGTAATCTCCGCAAACTCAGCAGACTACATAGATCTCACATACGGGTTCGAGTTTGTGGCTGGGTTCCTGCTATTTACGGCCCGCCTAGACGGCGGAAGCACTCGATATATTTGCAGCGCTTCAGACCCGGAAGATCAAATATACAAGACTGCCGGTATTTTCAGCGGCGCACTATCGCCTGCTGCTTTGGCAGCGAATCCGCCAGCTGCCGGAGCGATATCCATATGTAATTATGGAGACTTGGCGAAACCGGTACCGACGATTGTAGCTGATAGCCGCAGCCACGCCTATATCAAGGCGCTGGAGGAATAAGCAATGCGGGACAGGATCGGAACAAACAACCTTGCAAACGGCGCTGTCCGATACGGGGCGTATGACGCGGGCGGGAATCTGCTGCGGTATGCATGGCTCCGCCCGGAAGACGAGCCGCTGGAAGCCGGGACGCCGCTCAACAGAGAAACGCTACTGTCGGCCGAAGCGGAAGCCGTTATATGGCCCGCGAGCGGGAAACCTGCGAATCCAACTGTGAATGATGCATTTGGCAAGATCACAGAGGCAAAGGAGGTCGGAGATATTCTGACAACCGTCCGCGTGCTCTCTGCCCCGTGGCACGCGTGCGATGGCTCAACCTTCAATCAGATTGCATACCCGGCCCTCTACGCCGTCCTCGGCGGCACGACGCTGCCAAGCATCAGCTATTCAAGCGACACCACTACCTACATCAAAATGGCGGACGATTAGCCCGGCAAATAAAAGAGAAAGGTACGGAAAAATGGACAGCAAAACCATCATCGTCACCCTCGTCTGCGCCGTGCTCGGCTCGTCCGCGCTGACGGCGGTAGTAAACGCCGTCGTCGGCGCGATACAGAAAAAGCGCGGCAAGGCCACGACGCAGGAGGCGCACCTAGCCGAGATTGACAAAAAGCTCGGGAAAATGCAGGAGCATCAGGACGAGCAGTATCTGGCGATCCTCAGACTGACCATCATGTCGGAGGAAATGCCAATGGCCGAGCGTTTGATCGCCGGGCAGAAATACGTCACACTCGGCGGGAACGGCGACGTGAAGAAGTTTTTACACCAGCTGGAGGCGCAATGCGGGCATAGCAATGGAATTCAGTAAAAAGTGGCTGATTTGCAGCGCGCTTGTCGGCCTCGCACTCATCATCGCCTGCGCGGCAGGCGCAGACCTGACGGAGATCACGCTTGCGGTGCTGGCTGAAACGACGGCTTCCAGCGGCTTTTACCTCTGGAAAGCCAAAAATGAGAACCGCGCGAAGTACGCGCAGAAGTACATGGATAAATGGGCCGAGAAATACGGCCCGGAAGCGGCAGCACGCATCGCAGAGATCGTGCTGAAAGATTGAAAGGAGCATACATATGGAAAACATCAAGAAGCGGCTCGGCAATCTGCTGAGCGTCAAATCCATCGTCACGCTGGTGCTGACGGCGGTATTTGCGTACATGGCAGTCGCCGGGAAGATCTCGCAGGACTTTATGATGGTGTATACCGTCGTGATCGCGTTTTACTTTGGCACACAGAGCCAGAAAGCGCAGGACGCGATCGACAACGCCACAAAGGAGGATGCGCAGAAATGAGCATCAAGATCGGGCAGGCCAGTCTCGGCGAGACGGGCGGCCGCAACCAGCAGCCCGGCAATCAGACCGGGCGGGAGCTGAATATCTCCAACTGGTACAATGGCCGCTGGCTCGGCGTCCTGCGCTACAAGAGCCGCAAAAAGGCCGAGCTGGCCGCGCAGACGTGCGAGGCAGCAATTAAAAACCGGAATATCGGATACGACATGGCCGACCGGAACACGGCGTATGAGGCCGCCAGAGCCGTCGGATGGGACGTGAGCAAGATCACAAAGCCCGTGGAGACGGACTGCTCCGCGCTCATGATGCTCTGCGCCGTGGCCGCAGGCTGCGCGTCGGTCGAAGCGCTCTACCGTCGGCAGGGCAACAGCTGCACGACATACTGTATGCTGCACGATTGGCCCGCAACGGGCGATTTTGTATTGCTGACCGGCAGCAAGTATCTGACGACGGACGCGAATCTCCTGCGCGGGGACGTACTGGTAAGCGAGGGCCATACCGTGATGGCCCTCGAAGATGGAAAAAATGCAGAGGAGGAAACCGAAATGGTAGAAAAGAGCAAAATCATCGTGGACGGCAAGGAAGTCGCCGTTGAGCGCATCCTGAAAGACGGCACGAACTACGTCAAGGTGCGCGATCTGGCCGCCGCGCTGGATCTCGAAGTCAGCAACAAGGGCAATATCGCCGTGCTGAATCACAAGGAAAAGTAAGGAGGCGGGGCCTATGTCGCCGCAGGCGCGGGCCAAGCTGCCGCCAGAGCTGGGCCGCCTGACCCGCAAGGATATGGAGGCCGTGATCTATCAGGCCAATCTTGGCCGGGAAAATGAGAAGATCGCGCAGCTCTATTTTGTGGATAAGCTTCCCCAGGTAGATGTTGCAACAGAGCTGTTTCTGGGCCGCGCCACGGTCCAGCGCCGCCTGCCGGAGATCATGCGGGAGATGCAGCGGACATCCAGCAAACTGTATAACTGAGATAAGCGCCGAGAAATCGGCGCTTATTTTTAAAAATTTTTGCATTTTCCTCTTGACAATTACACGCATTGCGTGTATAATAAAGCCATAAGATAAAGCAAGGCGAAAGCCGGGAGGGAACAAAAATGAAACAGTACAAATACTTTTACAAAGTCACCGACGAGAACGGCCAGATCATTTTCAACCATCGTTCCGATTATGCATACCGTCTTCTGGCGCTTGCGAACAAGGAAAGCCGCGACAGCGACGGCAGTATGCTTGCCGCATGGTACTTCGACAAGGTTGAGCACAACATCCCCGAAGACGTGTGGGAGCGTGTGCAGGTTTACGGCGATAGAATTTGAAACGGAGGGAACTACAGATGACGAACGTAGAGGAAATCACTAGAATCATGGAGGCCGGGCGCGACGCAGGCCGCGCACAGGAACCGATGCGGTTTTCGACGCAGGAAGAGCGCAACGCATGGTATGAGGAACAAACGGAAATTCTGGCGAAGGTTATGGCTCCAGTAGGAGACGAACCTTACGATAAGAACTTACAAGGGCATAAGATCGCGGACCGTTTTGCGGATATCCATACATTCGAAATCTACAGGCTTACCAATATCCGATACATTATCGGGGACTTCGAAACGTATGAGGAGTACGCGGCCCACTGCCGGGCGGAAATAGAAGCATGGGCCGATGAACTTCGTGCAGATTTGGGGGAAGAGGACGATTGAACGGCTATCAGCAAGCGATCCTCATGCTGCTCGGCGTTGATACCTGCGGCAAGTTCCTTGTCCGCTGTGTTGATCGGTGGTACATCAACGCGGTTGCCGAGCTTTTCCCTACTGCGCCATACCTCCAGCACCGTGCAGACGGGAAGAAAGACTTTTGGGTTGTGAAATCCGCGAAGGTGCATCTTCTCCCGTCCCTCGCCGACGTGACGGATTGGCAGGGATTTTGCCGCGGTGTGGTGGAGCTGCAAGCTTGCCTTGATCTCTGGCCGCACAAGGTACGTGGCAAGCCCACCAGGACGCCACGGCTGCGGGTTTACGGGCAGCCTGAGCTTTTAACGCAAATATCCTCGCATTTTTCGGCAGGGCCGAAAAAGCTGCAATTTCAGCGCACGCAGACCGGCGAAACGTGCGTCCTGTACTATCAAAGCCCGGCAGAAGTTGCTGATATTCTCGATTCGCTGCACGGCGAACCTTGCAACCGCGAACTCTGGGCCAGCTGGGACGCGCTCATGCAGCAAAATTCATCAGTATAGGAGGATCGAAAAATGAAACTCACACCCTTTATCCGCTCCGCCCTCTACGCCGAAACCGGTGCATACACCGACCGCGACTCCTACATCTCCGATATGGCGCTGTCCAGCGTCTGGGGCGATGCCGAAGACGAAGAGATTCTGGCGGAGCGGCTGGCGCTGCTCGGCGGGATCTGGGACGGCGCGCACTGCACGATCCCGGATGTGATCAAAAAATACGGCCTGACGCAGACCGGATTTGCGCAGTATTTTGGAATCCCGCTGCGCACCGTGCAGGACTGGTGCGGCGGACGGCGTGGATGCCCGCCGTATGTGGCCGCGATGGCGGCGGAGATTCTGGCTGTAAACGAACGATAACAAAAACTAAGCCCGTGGAATAACCGCGGGCTTAAATTTTGAACCAAATTGATACACAACTGAGGCACAAGAAGCCGCAAAAAGGCCCATACTGGACACACAAAGGAGTGTTCGGTATGGGCTTTTCTTATTTTAATCCAAACCCCGCCGGGCAGAAGGTCGGGGACTGCACCGTCCGGGCCATCGCAAAGGCGACCGGGAAGAGCTGGGACGAGGTGTATATCGGATTGTGCCTGCAAGGACTCATCATGGGAGATCTGCCGAGCGCAAACAGTGTATGGGGTGCATACCTACGGCAGCATGGTTTTACCCGGAACGTGATGCCGAACACCTGCCCGGACTGCTACACGGTCGGCAGGTTTGCCGATGAGCACCCGCGCGGGACGTATATTCTCGCCCTCTCTGGGCATGTAGTGTGCGTGCAGGATGGGACGATCTATGACAGCTGGAATAGCGAGAACGAAATCCCGCTTTATTACTGGGTAAAAGAAACGGAGGAATGAACATGGCATATCCCTATTTCAATCCCTATTATCCGCAGCCGATGCCGGATAACCTCATGCAGATGCGGCAGATGCAGCAGCCACAGATGCAGCCCATGCAGCAGCCTATGTCGCAGCCAGTGCAACAGAACCCCATCGCGCAGAGCGGTGTGCAGTGGGTAAACGGCGAGCAGGAGGCAAGGGGTTATCTCATCGCGCCCAACTCCGCTGTGGCGCTGTGGGATTCTACCGCGCCGACTGTGTATCTCAAGCAGGCGGATGCAAGCGGGAAGCCGACGCTCAAGATTTACGACCTTGTAGAGCGCGCAGAGACGCCCCGTACATCTCCGCAGGGAAAGGGCATGGAATTTGTCACCCGTAAAGAGTTTGACGCGCTGGCGGCTCTTGTGGGCGAAATAAAGGGCAAAAAGAAACGCAAGGCCGAGGAGGACGAAGACGATGAGTAATCCGTTTATGGCCGCGCTGGGCGGCGGGCAGATGCCGATGGGCAATTTTGCACAGATGGTGCAGCAGTTCAACCAGTTCAAAGCAAATTTCAAGGGCGACCCCAAAGCCGAGGTCGAAAAGCTCTTGCAGAGTGGTAAGCTAAACCAGCAGCAGCTCAATCAGCTACAGCAGATGGCGAAGCAGTTTCAAAGCCTGATGCAGTAATCATCAACATAAATCAACATCGTGGCCACGATTTGATGAATAAAAATTTTTCAAAGGAGTGATACTATGTCTCTTTCTGACGGCGGCGTTCAGGCCACTATGCCTGTTGCGCCAACCGGCATGATGAACAGCGGCTTTGGCGGCTTCGGCGGCGATGGCGCGTGGTGGATCATCATTCTTTTCCTGTTTGTTTTCTGCGGCTGGGGAAACAACGGCAACAGCGGTGCTGCTGACAATTACGTCCTTGCAAGTGATTTTGCCACTCTTCAGCGCCAGATCGACAGCGCAGCATCGACGATCGAACGTAAAAGCGACATTACGCAGCAGGGCATCTGCGATGGCTTCTACGCCATGAACACTACGCTGCTGAACGGCTTTGCGGGCGTCAATCAGAACATGAACAGCGGTTTCCAGAATGCCGAGCTTTCCCGCTGCAACCAGCAGGCAGCTCTCATGCAGCAGCTCAACGCCATGCAGATGCAGGCCGCAGATTGCTGCTGCGAAAACCGTGCAGCTATCGCCCAGGTGCGCTACGACATGGCGACGCAGGCGTGTGACACGCGCAACACCGTGCAGAACGCCACGCGCGACATCATTGACGCGAACAACCAGAACAGCCGCGCCATCCTCGACTTCCTGACGCAAAGCAAGCTGTCCGACCTCCAGACCGAGAATCAGAATCTGAAGCTGGCGGCATCTCAGGCCGCGCAGAACAACTACCTCATTTCGCAGCTGCGTCCGTGCCCTTCCCCCGCTTACATTACCTGTAACCCGTGGGCTGGTAGCGGCTATGGCGGCTGTGGCTGCAATCAGGGGTGCGGCTGCTGACAACTGCATAGCATAGCTTTTTCGTGACCTCACGAAAATGGTCGGCCCCGTGCCGATACTGACAACAACGCGGCGGGGCAATCGCCCTGCCGCTGTATTTTTATGAAAGGAATGATTTTATGGCTGAATTTACATCATCCGGGATTCAAACTGTCGCCGCTGGGCAGAACGTCCCGCTTATCTCCACGGCGGCTTGCGGAAAGCCGTGCATCGTACATCGAGAAGGAAGCGGGCTTGTTACGTTGCGCGGGCTTACGCAGCAATGCAAGGCGAAGTTCCGCGTATCCTTTGGCGCGAATATCGCCATCCCTACAGGCGGAACAGTAGGTGCCATTACCGCTGCGCTTGCAATCAACGGCGAACCTCTGAGCAGCGCCACAGCGACCGTAACCCCTGCGGCTGTTGAAAACTATTTTAACATCTTTGTTTCCACATTCGTGGAAGTCCCGCGCGGCTGCTGCCTGACTGTAGCGGCGAAGAACACCAGCGCCCAGGCGATCAATTTCGCAAATAGCAATATGATCATCGAGCGCGTATCGTGAAAGGAGGATGCAATATGTACGATTTGAGAAACCTGCGTGAAATGCTCTGCAAAGAGCTTGACGAAATCGCCGACAAGCGCGAAATGTCTGCGGGCGATCTGGACGCGATCCAGAAGCTGACGAGCTCCATCAAGAATACATACAAGATCGAGATGGCTGAAGACGGCGGCTATTCCCGCGATGGCGAGTGGGAGGCGGATATGCGCGGTACATATGGACGGGGCAGCTCTTACCGTGGCCGCCGCCGCGACGCAATGGGCCGCTACAGCCGCACAGACGCCCGCGATCATATGCGCGCGCAGCTGGACGATATGATGCGCGATGCGGACGACGATAAGACCCGCGAAGCGATCCGCCGCTGCATGGAGCAGATCGAGCGGGCATAAGGAGGCGCGATATGCTGGATAAAGCCGAGATCCGCAAGGAGATAGCGCGGCTGGAATATGAGGAATCCAGCTATCCCAATTATGCCAAACTGGCAGATCTTTATGTGATACGCGACAAGATGCAGGAGGAGGAACGGGGCGACGGCGGTAGGTATGTGGGTTGCTACTCCGGCGCTCCCGCCCCTGTGACCGCAGAACCGGCTACCGTGGGCGAGTACGGGGACAGTGAGTTTTTACTTGCGGTAGCCGGGAAAGATCCGGCAAGGGCTTGGGCGGTTGTTGATGAACTTATGGACACACTATCGCTTGTGAACCGAAAAGTCTATGATTCTATGCTTCGGAAAATAAAGTCCATGTAGCAAAAATAGGGGAGTCCCCTCGCATTGCGCTGAATTTGTAGCATACAATGTAGCATACGGGAAATAATTTTATGTTACAGAGCGTGTCATAACGTTATTTTTTGCTTTTTGAAAATACGCAGAAAATAGGGTGAAAATCATAAAAAAGTACCGATTTTAGCTTTAAAACAGCTAAAATCGGTACTTTGGCGCGGAAGGAGAGATTTGAACTCTCGCGCGCTTTTTAGACGCCTACTCCCTTAGCAGGGGAGAAAAACCCATTGAAAACACTGGGGAAATTGGCGTTTGTAACATATTTTGTAGCATACATAATTCACTCTGTCGAGTCGTTTTGCAACTGATTTACGGCATCGACCATGCCTTTCATGTCCGGGTGTACGTACCGTTGGGTAGTCGTTATCTTCGTGTGGCGCATGATTTCCTTGATCGTAAACGGGTCGATGTTTTTCATCGCGAGGGCTGTAGCGGTTGTATGGCGGCATGAGTAAGGTGGTAGCTTTTGCACTCCGGCAAGCTCCAAACACTCATAATATCTCTTGTAAAAATTATCTTTGTTTATGCAGCAGATATTTCCGACGCGCGATTTGCTTTCTTCGCATAGTTCATGCAGCACCGGCGCAACGAAATCCGGGAAGACCATAGGCGTTTCCTTCCGCTTCTTTGTCTTTATGCCGCCTCGGACGATCTCATTCTTTTCAAAGTCAATCATATCTTTCTTGAGTTTCAGAAGCTCACCGGGCATCATGCCGGTATAAATCATCGTTAAAATAAACCCAACGAAGTGGTCTTTTGCATACGCTTCCCATAGCTTTTTTACGTCGGCGTCGGTAAACGGCTCCGGCGACTTCTCTTCCAATTCCGGAAGCTTTATGTACTTTGCAAGATTCACGGTTGTCTGCTTTTCTGCGATTGCGAGGTTATAACAGTGGGAAAGGACGGTTTTCATATCTTTCCGTGTGTAATAGGTGCTGGCGTTGCGGTCGATAACATCCTGTATCTGCGCGATGGTAAGCGCGTCTATCTCACGGTCGGCGATTTCTCTCATGCGCTCGAAAGCCTTTTCCGCCGCTCCCTGACGATCAGCCGATAAGGACAGATAATCCCCACGCAGATATGTTTTGTAGTATTCTCTGAGAGTGGGGATTCGCTGCTCTTCCTTCGGAGGGTTTGCTGCATATTGGAGCGCGGCACGCTTTGACGTAAAGCCTCCCTTTGTCTTCATCTTTTGATGGAGTTTGCCGTTTTCGTCAAGGTACGTCTTTTCAGTCCACCGGGCAGTCCACGTTTTCCCTCGCTGGTAAGCGCTTCCTTGCCCGTTCCCGCGTGTCCGGTTTCGCCGCGCTTCCTGTTTTTTCCCGCACCAGCAACAGTAGGGCGCGCCGTCTGGAATTTCTTTTTTACACTTGATGCACTCCATGTTTCCCTCCACGTTCTTTTCGGATCGCGTAGAAAGTAATTGCAGAAGCCAGAACTGAACCTACGATCAGGGCGATACACGCCCATGCGGTTACGGTCAAATCTCCATCGCGAATGAGGCCTGCGTTCCGAATCTGCGCATCCGTTACAAGGCAGGCAATCAGGGTAAAGGAGAGCAGCAAACAAAATAGGGCGAGAATGTAACACATTGTATGTGTAGACCTTATCTGCGCGCTCTGTAGGGCTGTTGCTGCCTCCAGCTTGGCGTTTTCAAGCTCGACGTGATGGATCTGCTTGGTCAGCTTTTCCGGGCTTCCGACGCGATTTTCAAGGCCGAACAGCTCGTCGAGCGACAACCCGAGCGTTTTGCATAGCGCAGCCGAGTTGTAAAGCCGTGGATCCGCTTGTGTTCCAGCGTATAATCGGCTCACGGCAGAGAAGGAAACGCCGGACTCGTTCGACAGCTCCTCCAACGTCATCCCGCTTGCATCTTTTGCCCTTCTGATCTTCCCCTGATACGCGCCGATAAACGGAGCGAGATCCTGTATTGCGGACATGATTACGCCTCCATTCGTAAGTTTCAGTTTTATTTCTTACATTTTCCATATAAAAATGCAAAACATATGACAAGAACGCAGGATTCGCCCTTTTCTTACAAACATTATCTGGTACAATGAAAACGTAGCAGATAGTTCCTGAATCCTGCATCTGCTGAAATGGCCCCACCGTATGTTCCAGATACGATGGGGCCGGTCAAACCAAATATTATATCAAATCATCAGTCCCATAAACTGTACACCATCGGATTCCTTATCCCCAAAAATAACGCGGTCTGTTTGTTCATAATACCATGTTGATTTTTAGAACAATTGTTCTATAATAAATGACAGGAGGAAAAAATATGGAGTGCATCAATATCCGGGTAAACAATGGGCGGGTCGACGTGACGGTCGACGGTGCGAAGCTGACAGACGTGCATAGCGTCAGCGTGGACTACATCAGGGGCATTCCGCTCCTGTTTTCCTGCGTCGCGGACGTAGGCCGGGAACAGGACGATCGGCGGGAACCGAGAATCCTGCACTGAATTTATTGTGCGTCCCTCGAGTTCGCTTCCTCCAGCACATTTCCGGCCTGGTCTACAAACTGCACACGCACGTTGTCGGCCGGAGTTCCGTTGAATGCGTTGTACATACCGCCGTACATATAAAATGCCAGTGTAAGGAGTGAGTCCTGAAGCCCAACCACATCAGTAGAAAGCGTTACAGTAAAGGACGTGTAATCGCTGGACGCTTCGGCGGAAATGACGTTTGGGTAGTCAGAGGAACCGGCCATGTCCGCAAGCTGGGCGTCAATGTTCTGCGCCAGCTCCTGCATAAGCTCTTTGTGTCGCTCCGCTGTCATAACGTAGGTCGCGGAGCCGTCAGGATTCAGCTCTATAGACAGAAGCCCGTCTGTTTCCTTTACCTTTTCGTCCAATGCCTGCTGCGTCGCATCTTCGCCGATAAAGTCGGCTGGGATCGTGAGCTTGATCTTATTGCCCCATGTTTTTTCAGCCGTTATCGGTGTGGTTGCCGTTTCCCCGGTCTGTGCGTCGTCTTCCGTCTTTGCCGACTCCGATGCGGAGATTGTATCCGGCTCCTGCCTCTTGATCGGCTCGGCTGGCTTCTTCGCGGGCTTTGATGCGATAAGGACAACTGCCAGCACAACGGCAGCGAACGGAACAGAAAGAATCGCGATTTTTTGAACCGAAATCATCTTTTTGTTTCTTGCGCCGCATTCCGGACAGACGCGGGCGCTTGCATTGATTTGCGTTCCGCAGGAGCGGCAGATCATCTTTCGGTTGGGCGTGTCACAGTGCGGGCAGAACTTCTCCCGTTCCGGGAACTCTGCCCCGCATCTTGGGCACTGCACAATATATTCATTTTTAGTCATCAATGCGGCACTCCTTATATGGTTTGTAAACAATTACATATTACCACTTAGAACCAGCCACCGCAACATAGAAGCTGCACAAAAATAAACGTCGGAATTTGGAAGATTAGAGAAGGAGGACGCAAAAATGACTTGTGTTCAGGGTGATCTGTGCTATAATAAGGGTGAAGAAATTGCGCCCGCTGATATTGGCTTTCAGTATTTAATGGAACTTACATCAGAGGAAAAACTAGAACTAATTAGAATGTGGAAGGAGCGAAACAATGTTTCTGAGCAAGGAAAAGTACGATAATATTATGCTGCAGTTGTGCAGAATCAGGACTGAAATTTCTACAAAAGATGAGTGCGGAGAAGCGTGCCGGATGTGCGAACACGCGATCGGCGCGGCCAGCCCAGGCGGCGACATCGTGCTTGTCTGCGAAAAAAAGCTTAAAGCAGTTTGCAGCGACTTTAGCCCTCGGATCCTGACAGACATTTGTTCAGGAAATTCCAGAAATGTTCAGACGTAAGCATCCCGAGCAGGAATGAGATTACTGCAATCACTAAATCATGGATTCGACTAGCCTTTGTGGACTTCTTCCGCTGATCAATATACGCCAAGTAGTCCTTCCCGCGTTCTTCTATTTCAATTGCGCAGGACGCGCCAAACGATAACACAGGGACACCATCTTTGCTGGGGATTGGGTGCAGATTTGCAAGTCCAAAATGTTTCAGCCTATTTGCGGTCTGGAAAATATCATCCGTCGCAAATATTCTGCTATCTGCCAACGCTTTAAGCATTTTTCTTTCATCTTTGCTCAACTCGATTTCCGAAAACGGAAGGTTGCTTGCATCATCCATTCTGCTTTCTCCGGTTCTTTAGCATACGCGCCATTTTGAGCAAATCACGGCGCTCATTTTCATCCGCAGAACTCCAAATGTCACGGAGTTCTGCGGTTTCGCTGTCTTCGGCCTCATCCTTCGGGATGGGGTCTTTTTTTATGCCCTTTTCGCGTTCCTGCTCCAGCAGCCCGCGCACAAGCTCAATGTCGGCCTGCTCCGTCAGAATCTCCTCCGGCGTGGTTTGCAGCATGACGCACATACGGACAGCTTCTTCGGGGGAGGGAAAGTTCTTCGCACGCTTCCATTCCGTAATCCACCCGCGAGATTTTTTCATAACTGTTTCGGAAAAGTATGCTTTGCTCCATCCTTTCCCCTCTACGAGAGAATTTACTTCTTCAATATTTGGCGTGACAACAAGACGTTTAGACATTTTGCTACCCCTTATATTCGATTAGATATGTACGCCCATGCTTAGTGCGCGTTATTGTCCCGTCTTTAGCCATGAAGTACAAAATTGTTGATATGTCGTTTTGAACGACAGGATCAAAGCGTTTATACAAATCCGTTTGAAGAATAGAATGGCTTTCCGAAAGAACGCTCTCAATTTTTGACTTTAAATTGTTGGTTTGTGAAATATATAAAGATTCTTTTGCGGATAATTGGTCTTTGTTTTTAAGCAACTCTTTTAACTCGCATTCAAAGCGATCAACATAACAAAAATCTGCATCTTTTGAATTGTGAGCGTGTTCCCACATCTCAGAAAAATAAGTTTGGTATTCTGGGCCAAGAGAATAGCATTTCGATTTAAGACTGTAAAATGCATCAATAAGCTTTTGCAATGTTTCAATTCTCTCGTTCAGTAGAAGCTTTGCATTCAACGAAACGGCGCAATTTGCCATATAACTTTCTATTGGACGGATTTCTTTTTCAATCATCATGTATTGCTCTAACATATCCGATTGGCTTTTGCTGGGGCTGTTTATGGTGGGGCGCTTGTCTTTGGATGAAGCTTGGCGCATGACGCTTTTTTGCTTTTTTAGAAACCACATAAAAACCTCACAAAAAAAGTCAATCCAATTTGTACAACATTTCATCGTAAGTATTGTTGACATACGACATAACGTTGTATATAATATGCTTACAGAGCTTAATCAAGGCAACAAAAAACCAAGCCCCATCCGAATCTTCGTTTTGCGGGCGTATGGACAATATTTTGTTGGCTGACACTTACATAATAACGGCTATACATGGCTTTGTCAAGATAAAGCTCTTAATTTGGCTGCGGCGTAAAGAAAAGCCGCCCGTGGTTCGTTCACGAGCGGGTTTCCCCAGAGTTGTTTACCAGAACGCGCTGCACAGGATGGTCGTCTGCATTACTTCGCATCCGTCCGAATTGGTAGAGTTCTTTCCACCGGCTCGGCAATGCCATCCTGACACAAAACGAACTTGCGCTTCTATGGACGCGCCGCTCACTTTGGCAGTTCTGGCGCTGCCCCTTGCCCTAACGCATCACGCCGTTTCTTTGGTCTGGAACTGGCAAGTTCAAAAGTTTGGTCATGAAAACCACCTCCCAAATTTACCTAAAAGGGCTAAGGACAGTATAGCACGTCTGGGGCGCTGCGGTCAACAAAACTTAATTAAGGAATGGAGGAATGAGCGCTTGACATTGAAAGAGCTTCGGGCGCGGGCTGGGCTTCTGCAAAAAGATGTTGCAAGGCGAGCTGATGTCTCGATCATCGCCGTCTCGAATTGGGAGCTCGGTAAAAACGGAATCGCCCGGAAGTACAAGAAAAAGCTCGTCCGTCTCTACGGCTGCACGCCGCAGGAGCTGGACGAGGCAATTGAGGGAAGCAGAAAGGAGGAAAAATGACGCTGGACGATATCCGGGCAATGTCAAAGCCCACAATCCTCGCAAGCGAGGCGGCGCAGGTGCTCGGCTGTACCCCGCAATGGCTTCGCTTGATGGCGAGGGAACAGCCTGAAAAGCTGGGCTTCCCGGTCTGCTGCACAAGCAAGCACAGAGTGAAGATCCCGAGAGAGCCGTTTTTGCGGTTTCTCGGAGCATGAGGAGGAACAAATGAAAGTTAGAACTGCCGGGAACAGGAACAGAAGGAGGATGCAGCATGGCGGAAGTGAAGACCTACACCCTGACGCTGGATGCGCAGGAGCTGCATGATCTGATCGAGGCGGTGCTGGTCTGCGAGTGCCAGGCAGCGCAGATCATTAACGGACTCAAGCGAAAGGGACTGGATCTGGACGCGCAGAAGCTCGTGACACAAAACGCCCGTCTGGCGCGTCTCGTCAGGCGGATGCAGGAGACGAAGGAGGATAAGCGGAATGCGGAAACTGATTCTCAGCGGAGACGATTGGTTTGAGCTGAAGCACACGCTGGAGCTACTTGTGATCGCGACCCACAATGAGGCCAATGAGTTTGAGGCAATGGCCGCACACCAGCCCGCGGAAATAGCGGAGCGGGCTGCAAACCTCGCAAAACGCCGCCGGGAAAGGATGGAGAACTATAAACGGCTTATGGCACTGGTAGAATCGGCAGAACGGCTGCCGGATACGAAGGAGGACGCAGAATGAGAACCAATCTTGCAGAACGGCTCGGGTATGAGCCGGAGGAAACGACCGAGGAGCGCCGGGAGCGGCTGCGTGAAGAATTGGAGGCCCGCAAGGCGGCGCGGCGGATCGTCAAGGGCCTGTGCCTTTGGGTCAGCGGCGCAGCGATGATCTTGGCCGCAATGGCCGGGACGGCCGAAATGACGTATGAATGCGTCGTGACTGGCTTCGTCGCGCTCGTAGCGCTGCTGTATGGTCTGGCATAAAGAAATGACCCCTGCCGCGCGGCAACGCGACAGAGGCCGAAAGGAAAACGATTGTCGCCCTCATTATAGGGAAGAAAGGAACATATGTCAAGTTTAACGGATTCCCGCGTCCGGCATGGTGCGAAAGCCTGCGTCGACGCGGTACATCGGGCCGACTACCCGAAGTTCAACAAATGCCTGCTTTCTCAGTGCGAAGCGCCGGAGAAATACGGCGTGCAGCTTGTTCCGGAGGCAGCTGCGGCGATCAAGGCGCTGGACGCGCCGAAGAACCGCAGCGATAAGCGCCGGAAGGTGAACCGGTATTATTTCCGGCTGACGGACGAGCAGGCTAAGAAGTTGGACAGGCTTCTGAAAAAGCTGGGCTATTCCACGGTGCAGAGCTTCTGTGAAGCGCTGATCCGCCAGGAGGTGAGCCGGAATGGCGTATGACGGCGAAAACCTGTACTTGAGCATTCCAGAGCCGGAGTACGAGCCGGAGTACGAGCCGGACGAGCCGGAGGACGAAGATCGTTATTTGTTCCCGCCGCTGTGGCTGGTGGGAAAGATGAAACAGGAGGAAGGATAAAATGGCAATCAAGAAACCCGCTGAACTCGATTTCAGCAACAAGAAATTCATGTGCATCATTTCCGGACAGCCCGGCCTTGGCAAGACAACGCTGGCGCTTTCCGCACCGAAGCCGTTTCTGTTCGACACGGACAACGGCATTGCCCGCGTCAGGCCGGAGCAGCGCGGCGTGACCTCTGTTGTGGAATCCTACGAAGAAATGCTTGGCGATATGGACTCCGAAGAATACAAGGCGGCTGAGTCCGTCGTGATCGACACCGGCGGTATGCTGGTACAGCTGATGAAGGACTGGGCAAAGAAGCAGGACAGCAAAGCTGCAAAGGATGGCCGTGCAATGTATGGCGTGATCAAATCCGAGTTCGACCGGCTGTGTTACCAGATCCGCGCAAAAGACCGGAAGCATTTGATCGTGGTGTTCCACACGACGGAACAGCAGAAGGGAGACACCATCCAGACGCGCCTTTCCTGCGAGGGCAGCGCGAAGGATATTGTTTGGACGCCTGCCGATTTTGGTGGCTATATGTTCATGATGGGCAACAAGCGCATGATCGGCTTTACACCGACAGACGAATACTTTGCAAAAGGCTGCTTCGGTGTGCGCGGCGTGATGCAACTGCCGGAACTCAAGCCCGGCCAGAAGTCCACGTTCCTAACAGATCTGTTCCGTAAGGCGCAGGAGGATATCAATGCGCAGGCCGCAATCTACAGCGGTGAGAAAACCGCATATGACGTGGCGATGCAGGAAGGCCGCGCGTTTATTGCCCTTGTCGGCGACCCAAAAACGGCGCTGAGAGCCCGCAAAGAGCTGGCAAAGCTCCAACACTCGCTGACCAGCGCCGCAGAGCTTGGCGCAGAGTTCAAGCGCAAGTGCAAGGAACTCGGCCTGAAATACGATAAGGAGAAAAACGCCTATGTACTGGCTGACACAAAGCCTGCTGAGCAGCTGGAAGCACTTTCTTGATGCGGATGATGCGTATGCAGACGCGGCGCTGTCCTCCTTCCTCTCCACGCTTCGGCGTGAAGAGAGGGAGACGACACCAGCTATGCAGGCGGGCATTGATTTCGAAGCGGCGATTAACAGCACGGTTGCTGGCGTACCAATTGAGCCTGTCAGTGAGAAATACGACCGGGCTGTAGCAAAGTTTTCCCGCATTTGTGCGGGCGGTCAGCCGCAAGTGCCGGTCGCCGGGAAGCTACACGTATCGGGCTTGGATTTCCAGTTATACGGCGTCTGCGACTACGTAAAGGCCGGAATCATCTACGATATCAAGCGCGTGCAGCGGTACGAATACGGCAAGTATCTGCACAGCCCGCAGCATCCGATGTATCTGCATCTGCTGCCCGGCGCGTCAAAATTTACATACCTGATCTTCGACGGCGCGAACACTTACGCGGAGACGTACCGGCGCGGCGATTTCGCGCCTATCGAAGATACGATTTCATGCTTTATCAATTGGCTTTTGGCAAACGGTTATATCAACGATTATTTTACACATTGGGAAATGAACACTGAAAGGATGGACAAAGTAGATGGGATTTAAGGCAGTAAAGAATAATGGCGGCCTGATGAAGGCTGGCGACTATGAGTGCTATTTGAAATCGTGCGGCTACAGCGTAACGAAGAACGGAAACGAATGCATCAAGTTCGATTTCGTTGTCCGTGAGGACGTCGAGCAGGAATACCAGAAGAAGCACATCTTCAAGAACTTCTGGCCCGACCGTGATACCGGCGAATATGACGCAGACAAGATCGGGAAATATGCAAATGCGCTTGGCATTGAGCCGGGCACAGATTTTGAACTTGACGATCTGATAGGCCGCAACTGCATTTTGCACATGGAGCCGTTTGAGGGCAATGACGGTGTGACGCGCGACTGTATCCGGTATCTCAAGCCCAGCAAGGCCGAATCTTTTGTAACGCCTGCACCGGCCAGCGCAGAGGAGTTCAAACAGCTTGACGAAAGCGACGACGACCTGCCGTTCTGAGGGCTGAAATATGCCGAACAGAATTATTCGGGAAAGCATCTGCACAAGCGATAGCGTCGACAAACTCTCGTGGTTTGAAGAAGTTCTGTTTTATCGGCTCATTGTAAACTGTGATGATTTCGGACGCTTTGACGGGAGAGCGGCGGTCGTGAAAAACCGCCTCTTCCCGCTGAAAGAAAACCTCACGCTCAAAACTGTAGAAAATGCTCTTCATGGGCTGGCGAGTGCTGGATTGGTTGCTCTGTATGTGTTTGAGGGCAAGCGCTTCCTTTACCTACCAACATGGGGCAAGTATCAGACGCAGCGTGCGAAGGTAAGCAAATTCCCGTCACCTGATGAAGGGAAACAAGCGGATGAAATCATTTGCAAGCAAATGCGTGCAGATGTTCCCGTATTCGAGAATCGAGAATCGAGAATCGAATTCGCTATTCGAGATGCGGAAGATAGCGCGGAGCCGCAAGCGGCATCCACGCCGCCAGCAATCTCTCTGCCGCTGAATGATGGAACGGAATATTCCGTTTCCGTGGAGCAATGCCAGGAATGGGCGGGCTTGTACCCTGCTGTCGACGTGATACAGCAGCTGCGGAACATGAGGGGCTGGTTGGACGCAAATCCGGCCAAGCGGAAGACAAAACGCGGGATTAACGCATTTATCGTCCGCTGGCTGGCAAAAGAACAGGACAAAGGCGGAACACAGCCTGCACAGTACAGCCGCGCTGCAAAGCCCGGCTACGGCGTGCAGGGGCATCATGACGATCTGAACCCGTTAGAGCGTGCAGCTGTGGACAGGGTGATGGGGCCGGTATCAAAGGGAGCTGCCCGATTGCAGCAAGGCGTGCAGCGCCACGGGGACGAACTTGATGCGTTCCAGCTGGAGGCGGTCGAGCGAATGCTTGCGGAAAACAAGGAGGATAAGGCATGAGATTTGTTTGCGATTGCTGCCACGATCTGACGAACATCGAGGCAGACCGGATGGAGATCCAGGGCGAGAAGCTGCTGGTGTACAGCCGCGGGCGGCTGGTGTACGTGGCGGATCTGGGGCAGATCATGCTGGCGAAGCTGACGCCGGGGAGGGAGGAGGCAAAATGAAAGAGAATGTGCTGGAGCGAAATGCAAGGCTGGATACCGAACGGAAGATTGCGGATTTTCGAGTAAAACAGCAGATGGATTATGCGTTCAAGGTGAAATACGCCAAAATCCGCGCATGGGAATTCTACGATCACCCAGACGTTGCAGGTAGCTGCTACGTAGCTGTCGGCGGGCTGGATTCCATCACGCTGCTCCTGTTCCTTCGCAGCATCGGTATTGATGTGCCTGCCATCTCGGTATCGTCGCTTGAGGATAAAAGCATTCAGCTGATTCACAAGCAACTCGGCGTGAAGCCGCTGAAACCGCTGAAAAGCAAAGTGGAAGTGCTACGGGAGTACGGATGGCCGGTGATCTCCAAGGAAGTTGCGGGGAAAATTTCACTTTTGCAGAATCCAAGCGAGAAGAACGCAACGGTACGCCATGCGATCATCACTGGGGAAACAGGGGCTTACGGCGGGTTCCGCACGGGGACGCGGATGAAGCTGGCGCAAAAATGGCTGGAGATCTTCGGCGGATACGAAAATGAGAATGAAGGCGTTAGCTACAAAACGCCGGATTTTCTCGTATCGGATAAGTGCTGCTATTACCTGAAAGAAAAGCCTTGCAGCGATTATGCCAAAGAAACCGGAAGCTTCCCGTATATGGGCCTGATGGCGTCCGAAGGAGGGCGCAGGCAGAAAGCGTTGATGATGCACGGGTGCAACTACATATCGCCGGGAACGAAACGCAGCTGTCCATTCGCGATTTTTTCGCGGCAGGATCTTTTGCAGCTTGCGCTGGATTTGCAGGTTCCGGTGCCGGAAATCTACGGAGAGATCGTGCGCGACGCAGACGGAACACTCAGGACGACAAAAGCACAGAGAACCGGGTGCTCCATGTGCGGGTTCGGCGTGCACATGGAAAAACGCCCGCACCGGTTCGACCGGCTGTGGGAGCGGAATCCAAAGGAGTGGGAAATGTGGATGAATCACGTAATGCAGGATGATCGCGGGAACTGGTACGGCTGGGGCCGTGTGCTGGACTACATCGGCGTCGAGTGGCGGGATCCGGAAGCCGCGCTGTTAAATCCGGATGAACTGCCCGGCCAGATGATTTTTGATGGAATGGAGGCGTCCGCGCTATGACAGGGCAGGAAATCGTGAAGGCGCTGCGGTGCTGCGCGAAGGGGCTTGGACACGACGACGCGTGCGAAAACTGCAAGGTCGGAGAAATCCAAGATCGGCGGGAATACATCGAGTTTGCGGCTGCTAACGTGATCGAGCGCCTGACCGCCGAGAACGCGAAGGCAGAAGCCGAGAGGGACGCGGCGTTAGCAGACCTCGCGGATGCACGGAGTTGCAAGAATTGCAAGTATGCGTGCGATACGCGCGACTGCTCCAGCTGTAAATCAAAGACGTGCAAATGCCGTGAGTGTCATCTCGACAAGAATGCGTGGGAATGGCGCGGATTGCCGGAAGCGCCGGAGGAAGGAGGCAAGCATGAGTAAAGCTGTTATGCTGAGCATCCGCCCGAAGTGGTGCGAAAAGATCGCCAGCGGCGAAAAGACCATTGAGGTGCGTAAGACGCGGCCAAAGTTGGACACGCCGTTTAAGTGCTATATCTACTGCACGCTGCCAAAATATCCGCACGAGGACTTCATTGCGACGGACTATCCAAGGCCACAGTTTTACGGCGGCGGCAAGGTCATTGGCGAGTTCACCTGTGACCGGATTTATGAGCTTGCGCCCCTCAACAATGCACCGGATGACGTAGAAAAGCAAGCCTGCCTGACGCGGGAAGAAATTGTGAACTACCTAAAGGGAACCGGCTACGGCTGGCATATCGTCAACCTGAAAATATACGACACGCCGCGAGAGCTGAGCGAGTTTTCCCCTGTGTGCAGGTATAAAAATGATGATAAATCGTGTCCATCGCGCATGGTTGCTTGCCCATATCAAAAATATGACTATAACCCTGACGGGAGCATCAACCTTGTTGAGTGCGGGAGGACGCTTGAACGTCCACCGCAGAGTTGGTGCTATGTGGAGGAAGAGACATGGAACGACTGACAAGTCCTAATATCAACGTAGACCCGGATACCGACCGATTTCTGCACGCCGCGATCGGCGGCAAGGAAATCGACTGGAAGCAGTGCCGGGACAGCACGCTCAACGTGCTGATCAACGGCCCAACGAGCAACGGCTTTGGCAAGGATATTTTCCGCAAGATGGTCCGTGATCTGTACGGACGTCTGAAAGCCTACGAGGACACGGGGCTGACGCCGGAGGAAATCAAGGCTCCATTTACGGAGGACGCGATGATAAATCTGGCAGCGCAGGCGCTGGGCGTGGAGCCTAGCCGCCTCCGCGAGCTTGCCGAGGCCGACAGAAACCATCAAATTGTCATCCGACCGTGCAAAATCGGCGATACGGTGTGGGCTGCGGACACGGAGCCCGTAATTCCGCTACACGTCATGGCGGATGCAGTTTATCTGGAGGGAAGACATGGCGGAGACTATGAGAGACTAAGCAACTTCGGGAGCGTTGTTTTTCTTAGTCAGGAGGAAGCAAAGGAGGCGGCGTCACATTGGATGAAGTGAAACGGTGTCCGTTCTGCGGAGGCAAAGCAAAACTCATGGGAGGCAGAGTCTATACGATTCCGGAAATTGATAGGAACGGTGCTTATG